ATCTCGTGGCAGTTCTTGGCTGACTCTGTGGCGTCTAAGTCCATTGCAGGCCTCCTTATGCGTCATGTCACCAACTCAGAGTTGGAGGGGATGATCAACGCTTGGAGCTTCTTTGAAACAATCCACGCCCGGACTTACAGCCACATTGTAAAGCAAACAGTTATCAACCCTAACCAAGTGTTGCGAGACACCTATAACAATATCGACATTGTATCTCGCAGTGAGGCTATCGTTAAGGCGTTCAACCAACTTGAATCTCTTCCTGTAGATGCCCCTGTTGAGGATAAGCGGAAGGCTATTGCTCTAGCATTCACGGCTCTGTTTGCGTTGGAAGCTATTGCGTTTATGAGTAGTTTTGCTGTGACTTTTGCAATTGCTGAAACGGGCATCTTTCAAGGGATTGGCTCTTTGGTCACACTCATTGCCCGTGATGAGGTGTTGCACACCCGGATGGACTACGCTATTCTTAACATTTTGAAGCAAAGCCCTGAATGGCTAGAGACTTTCAAGCTTCTCAGCAGCGAGATTAAGGGTGTCTTGGATGCCATCACTAATCAAGAGTTGAAGAATGCAAAGTACCTCTTCAGCGAAGGTCGTCAAGTGATTGGTCTTACTGCTGAGCTGCTTCAAGAGTATACGCTGTACATGGCTAAGCCCCTGTATGATGCTTTGGGTATTCCGTTTGACTTCCAAGAGATTGAGAAGAACCCCTGCTCTTATATGGATAAGTATATTGATAGCTCAAAGATGCAGGTTGCCCCACAAGAAATTCAATTGACAGCTTATAAAGTGGGTTCTGTGAAAGATGATACTGATGAACTAAACCTGGAATTTGATCTGTAAGGGAGTGGACAATGTATATTGTGTACGGTAAAGAGAGTTGTAGTTTCTGCGTTCAAGCTATGGAGTTGTTGAAGGTCAACAACAAGGAGTTTACCTACAAAAGCCTTGATGTAGACTTCACCCGCGAGGAGTTGTTTGATGCCCTTAGTGCATTTGGTGTTACTCCACGGTCAATGCCACAGGTGGTGGTTGACGGAGAGTACATCGGGGGTTTTACGGAGTTGAGGAAACACTTGACACACCCATAAGCATCAACTAAACTAGCTCCTACAGGCACAGGCATTCAGTCTTTGTTTGTGGGAGCCTTCTATTTGGAGGAATAAATATGAACTGGGAACAAATTGACGCATTCCATCAACGAGCTAAGGTTCATGGTGGTTGGCTGGTGAAAGCCTTTGAAGGTGTTACTCACCTTAGTGATGAACGTGGTCTGTATGATGGTTATGACTTTCGTGTAACTATGGCATTTGTACCTGACCCACACTACCAGTGGAAAATCTAATGTATCAACTCAGTGACTTCATTCCCTACACTGGAACCCTGACAAACGGTACTGAAATAGTACTTGCGTGGAGTAAGAAATCAGGTTATCATTTTCTCCAAGCCGGATTCTGTATTGGTGATGTTAAAATAATTGGTGTAAAAGAGGAGAAGAAAGATGCGTAAACACAAAGGTAAATGGGTTGTAAGTGTAAAGGACACCTATCATCTAGGTGAGATTGACGGTGCTGTGCTGGCACATATTCAAAAGCTATATGATACAATCAAAGATCGTGAAACGATTGGTATCCCGATGCACTACGTTACTTTGCAAGCAGAATTGCAGGGCGTTGACAAGTACGCTGATGAGGTTGACTTGGATGCTGCCCATCAACTACGCTTGCGTGATCTAGAAGAGTTGATCTGGACGTACACAGATAATGAGCCTAAGATTGAAGATTACGACTTCCATATGGATTTTGTATCAGGTGAAAAGAAGGAAGGTTCTAGTCTAATCCCTTGTACGATCACCTGCACCAATGACGCTGAACGTGACCGTTACCACGAAGATGAGAAAGCCTATTGGGAACGTAAGTTGAAAGGTTATGAGCTAGCTGGTAAGCTGTGGCGTGAGCTTCAGTGGTAATCTAATCACACTATAGGAGAAACATTATGAAAGTTACACAGCAGTCAGAACCAAAGTTCATTCCCGTTGTTATTACACTTGAAAGTCAGGAAGAGGTGGATATTATTCATAACTTGTCTGGACAAATCTCAGGTACTGGAAAGCCTCGCAAGACTACTGATATGATGTATTCAGCGTTGACTCCCTATGCATCACCTTCTCACAAGGATTACTTTGAGGGTACACTGACTCTTAATCCTTACTAAATTCTAGGCAAGAGAAAGCCGCCTGAGAGACTTATCATCTTTCGAGGCGGCTTAATTATTTCTAAGGTAAGGTAGTGCATGGACACTAACCTCTGAGAGAAGCTCTTTAGGAAGAGTCTATTTATTAATCGTGTTAGTGTTGATGTTGTTCACTCTCGAACCACTCTTATTTCTGGCCTCAAGTGACTCCATTCTATTCTCTAACACTTGGATTCTACGATATGTATCTACTTGGTAAGAATCAGAAGCTTCAGCAACTCGATTGACTTTATCCTCCAAGTAGATCATATTTTTCATACTGACATCCATGATGTCTTTTCGTAGCTTCTGTATTTCCATAGCAGCCACACCTTCATTAACAGAATCATAGCGATCTGCCAATAGTGTTGTGATGAGCACTACAGCCAGCGCTAGAAAGGTTAAGTCTACTATAGTTCTCAGCATATCTACTTCCCTACCTGTTGCTCTCTCGGGAGCCTAACCATCAAATCCATTCTGGCTAATACTGCTGCATTACCAGCAGCAATGCCTGTCATAATTCGTTCCTCAAACTTATCCATATCTTGCTTGGATACTTTGTCCATGTAGAGGAACTGAACCTTCTCTTCCATCTTATCTACTTTGCTTTTCTGATCTTGATAACCAATAGCCAATAAGGCAATAATGGCACTACAAGCCCAGATAGCAAACTTCTCCCAAGCAGAGTTAATCCTGCTGTTGGCAGATGTGTCATTGGTTGCCATAAACTTTCAACACCCCTTCGTTATATTTTCTTTGTTTAATAAGAAGAAGTCTGTACTGCCCAAGACAGCTTGTATTGGAGACATAACCTGAAGCAAGGCTTCGCACTGTATAACCAGCACCTTTAGGCTCACAGGGATCAACCAATAAGCTTTCAGGGGTTAGTACAGGCACTTCCTTTACTTCTGTTACATACTTCGTTGAGCAAGCTGATAAGATCAGGACTAAGCCTGTCGTCAAGACCAGCTTCATTACCTTGTTCATCTATCACTCCTTTAGGTGTGATTATCCCTTTGCTGACAGCCCTGTTTTGAACGATAACCTGTTTGACGGGTACTTGTGTCAGTTTATGTAGATCGTTCAAATAGGAGTCTTTTTCCCCCACTATCTCTTGCTTTTCAATCAGATATTCAGTGTTAATCTGGTCTACAATAACATCCTTTAGCCTGATGTTAGCAAGGGAGGTTTCTAAAGACTTATTGGCTTCTTGTAATGACTCTAGCTGAAAGTAAGCTAGAGCTTTGTCTGAGTAGAATGTGTATGACAGATAACCAAATATTAAGCACAAAGAGACAAGAGTAGCAATGATATATTTAATCATCCTCTAATCCTTGGTCGAGAAATCTGCCTACCACACCAAACAAGCCAAATGTTATAGCAAGACAAAGTAACACAGGAAGTGCCACGCTGTTCGATACCACACCAAGTACGGATAATCCGCTAATAGATAAAGCTACAAGTAAATTAGCTAACATTGAAAGGAAGCTGAAAGATTTAACGACTTTCTTTTTGTCTTTTAAGAGCTTCATTGTATTCCTTTTCAAATTGTAGGTATTCAGTTTGTTTATCTGGTGTTAACTCACCAAGGCAATATGGCATTGTGTTATCACGTCTAGTCACTAAGCCTTTAAGAGTTACCAGAACACCTTTAACCTTACCTTTAGTCCAACGAGTCAATTGTTGGCAAGCACCAACATGATCACCACTATTCAATTTCTTAAGTAGTGTACTGGACTTAACATTACCAATACCGTTGTTAAAAGTGAAGTCGGTAAGCGCTTGTCTCTCCCACTCCGACTTATAAGGAACCTTTACAACAGAATCAAGTTGAGCTAAATGTTTCTTCCAATCAGAAGCAAAGATAGTCATACACTCTTGTTCTGTGTAAGATGATCTTAATACTTCACCTTTTAAGGCTAAGTGGCCTACGCAAAACGTTTGGAGATTACCAGTGTCTAGGTAGATAGTTGGTGCATAACCTTCGCTCGGTAGTGTTAGGTCGTAAGCAACAAAAGCAGCAGGACTCGAAAGTCCTGCTGTAATAAAAGCAACTATTAGTTTTTGTTTTAATTTTTGCAAATTATCCCCTATTTATAGTAAAACCGGCGATTCCCACGTCGGACAAGTTAGCTCCAGCGTGGAGATGAGCACATCCCCCTCCGCTGGCGTATACTTGGTTTAGGATTGTCATAGTCGGCCTCACTGGCGCTTGAAGAATAAGAACTGGTAGGCGTTTTTTGTTAACCACCTATCTGATAGAGAACCCCGGACCCATTGGCGTAAAACTCCGCGCTAGAGTAGGCGGGCATAGCGTAATTATTACCGCCTTTTGTTATTACGCTGCCGGACACAAAGTTAATGGTTGCGCTCCCTGTCGGATTAGAGACTACTAACCTTGTTCCGACTTTTGCACCCGTCACCCCTGCAAGTACGGCCTCGGCAGTGGCCGCTATAAGTAGAGTTCCAGGCTTCAGCTTATCCATGTTCACCGTCTCCCCGTTAGCAAATGAATAGCTGTGCTCCGTCGTGCTTCCAATGATTGTGCAGTAGGAGTTCGCAAGCGCAAACGGAAGGGCGCCGTCATTCTTAAACTCCACGCCAGAAACCTTTACGCTTGGAGATCCAGCAAAAAGACAATACCCTGACGTTTTAACGGTTGCTGACGGGTTTCCATAAAAAGTTGAGGATGTGACGGTTCCTGACTCAATGCTTACCCCGTAGTACTTAGCATTTACTATTGTCCCGATGTCGAAGTTGCAGCCCTCTATTTTCGAGTTTGCCCCTAGCGCGACACTATGCTTGGTTGGCTCCATGCTGTTAAAGTTGCAGGCAGAAAGAGTAACAAGTGCCGCAGTAGACGCTAACGGAAGAATCGTGTCTGTTGGCGCGACCCAGTTGCACCCAATAAATTGGAAGAATGTCCCGCCTGATAGCTCCATATGGTAAGGCTGGGCTTCTCGACCACCCCCGTTAGCGGCGTCGAGTGATGCTGTCCCAACTGGAACAAAGGTACATTCTGCGAAGGTAACGCGAAGGCTGCTGTTAAACTTGAACGCTGGCGTGCTATATCGGAACTCAAAGGAAGGCCCAAGCGCGCCGCCGTAGTTACCAGTCTCGAAATGGCAGCCAGAAAAATGCACATCGTACATATTGGCCGCCAAAAGCGAATAGTTGCAGTTCTCTATGCGAAAGTGGCTAAAGTACAGAAAGTTTGAACTGAGCCGGACGTTTAGCGCCGGGGCGGCCGCCGCGTTTCCGCAATTCAGAATTGCCACGTTAAATATATGAAAGTCCTGTATGTAGCCTACATCAAGACCCGAGCCAGAAAACCCCTCGATTGTCACGTTTTGCAGCGTGCCATTCCAGCCGATATTATGGAGACTTATTCCGCCGCCAGTAATTCCATCGCCGAAGACTGTTAAGTCTTTTATTGATCCGCCGAAACTGTACAGGCTTGGGGCTACCTTTATAGCGTAGTCGCCGGTAACGTCTGATAATATGACAGTACCTTGATGGGGCTTCAGCGTTGACGTTGGGCTTTGTTTTGAGTACCCCATACCACCAGTTCCTCGAATGCATGGCGCGTGATCGAAGACAAGGGGTGCTGCTACTCTGTATCTACCCGACGGCAAGAAAACCTCTAGGGATAGCGATTCTGCGTAGTTTATCGCTGCTTGAATTGCTGCGGAGTCATCCGCTATGCCGTCCCCTACCGCGCCGAAATCCTTTACACTAACAAAGTCACCAAGGCGTTTGGCAACAGTGCGCCCTTTATACCCAGCTAGATTGGCCCCTTTCAGCGGATCAGTATCGTCTGCCAAATCGCTCCGCAGCACTGCGTCACCAACAGAGCGAAAATTGGCGATCTCAGCAGCGCCGACGCCTGAAGTTGTGTACGGGGGCGTAATGCTGTCACCCGGAAGGTAAATATCTCCGAGATAGCGGAACCCTTGGTTACTATTTGATAAAACTAAACCTGCGGCGTAGTCCCCTACAACCTGCACCGCTCTATCTGTTGTAGATTGTGCATTAGCTTCTACAACATCCACTCTAGCAGTTGTAGCAAAGAACTCTGTATTCTTGCTAGAAGCAGTACCCAAAGATGCTACAGATAACTCCACTGCGTCTAGTCTACTATCAACACCGATTAGAGATTCTACTTGAATAGCACTAGTACCGTTAAATTGATAAGTAACACCTGTACCACGTACAACAAACTCAAACCATTTTGGCGTGGGGCAAGAAAAATATGTGGTATTTACTGTGAAGTATAGTCTTTTATCAGTAGTGAGGAAGTACGCCTTACCATTCACCGCTGCTGGGAGGGTTGATACGACACCATCCACATTACGGTCGAATAGGAAGGAAAACTTTAGTAAGTTTTCATCTACCCCTGTGTTCCAATTTGATTCACCAAAGTTCCACCCATACTTCGCCTCTAACCAAGGACTTTGTTGTTGTGGCATTTATTAATACTCCTTAATTAGTGGGGAAACTGGTCTTGACTCTTTGTTAGGGAAGTCTTCATGTTCTGGCCAAGAACGTAGTGCTTTACGGTACTCTCTCCATAGGCCCATCCATAAGCTGTTTCTAACCACGGGGCTTTGTTGTTGAGGCATGTACCACTCCTTATGCGTCTGGGGCTACTGGACGCTTATCTTTATTCGGGAAACCTTCAGACTCAGGATAACTTCTCAGAGCCTTTCTATATTCACGCCATTGTGCTACAGAACCAACAGCTTTGGGGTCACTGTCCTGAACTTTATTAAGTTCAATATCAGCACGAAGAAGCTCTTTGTCTCTCCACACCCGTTCTTGAATTTCCAAGTTTGTACTTACCCGGTTGAGATGTTTAGTGACAGCATCTGCATCCATCTCTACAAGGTCATGCCCGCCGTACTTATTACGGTCTTTTTCTGTTTCATAGGCGTAAACTTCACCTGTGTTTTTGTCTTTAAAGTATTTCATTAGCGTAACTCCACCCAAGACACAATATTAGGAGAAATGTTCTTTTCTATCCTGTACGAAGCGTCAACAGGCACGACAAAAGATACAGGCCCTAACCAACCCGGCCCAACTCCTTGGTCTACACTCATAATTTTAACGCCATTAACAAACACATCTACAAGGTCTTGACTAGCGAAGTATTCTGAGACCTGCACGACCATTATCGGGCGACCTGTTGTATTTGTATAAGTTGTGCTAAGAGCACGACTTGCTGTTACGTTTTGCCATGTTTGATTGATCCCTAATACTTTAGAATCCGCCCATTCTTTTGTTCTAAGAGGGGTCATTAGAACAGTGTTACTGGTTCCTGCTTGTGCTTGTGCTGTGGACGCTACTGTAGTCTTAGCATCAACTTCAACCTTAGTGTAAGTCTGCGCTTGAGAATATACACTAATGTTATTACGGAATGTAGCAGCATTAAGAATGTCACTACCATTAGCTGCTTTACTAAGGAAAGCACCATCAACTTCTGCCTTAGTGTAAAAGTCACCAGCAGATGCAAATGCAACAATCCAATAAACATTACCTACGTCAAGCTCAGGGTCTTGGTTAGTGTGTGTCTGTACACAACGGTAGATTGTACCATTGGACTTACCTTGACAGTAACTCTTGTCTTCTTGGTATTCTGTAGTAGCATCCCATACAACAACACCATGTTGGTTAATGTGGGCAAGAGCTGTATCTTGACGATTATCTAGATAGTTGAACCATTGGCGCGCTGGGATTTCAACAGCCCACCCACTAGCGTACTTGGTATCCCCGGGATTTAAAACATCGCCGCCAGATGCCCATGTAAGGCTCAGGTTGGTGGGTTTCAGAATTTGTGGCATTTATTTATTCCTTAGAAGTTAATTTGAATCTTTTAAGCCAGACAGGCAAAGTGCTTTTTCATCTTCACGTCTATTAACAAGTCCACGAAGTTTCTTACCTTTTGCAAATACCCAGCGTGTAAGTTGTTCACAAGCCTCTTGTCTCTGCCCTTTATTAAGCAGTTTCAGCAGAGTAGACGACTTAAAATTACCAACACCCACGTTATAGGTGAATGACAGATAAGCTGCATGTTCTTCAGCAGACAGGGGGACTTTAATATGCTTACTCATCTCTGTATTATGTTTAGACAGGTCTTTAGCCAATTGCTCAAGGCACTCATCTTCAGAGAACTTCTGTCCAAGTCTCAACTCAGGGCCAGTATGACCATAACAAGATGTGACAATACCAACAGGGTCAGGGTAAGTTCCAAGCACTAATCCTTCATGTTTTGCAATGAACATACCAGATGTTGCAAGTGCAGAAGACAATCCATACACAAGAAGTTTGTTTTTAATATTCATTGTACACTCACACTAGAATAACGATGCAAATTGCCCACCACCTGCTTGAGAGAAGTCAGAGTCTCCATATCCAACACCGTATCCTAAACCCCATCCAAAAGTACCTGTGAACTCTCCAAAGCCTTTAGCACCTGTAGCACCTTGGAACCCAAAGTAGTTTTCTGAGAGGAACCAACCAAAGTTAATCCTTACGCCCACAGTTTTAGGAATAAGTCTAGAAGGGTATCCTTGACTCGTGGAGACATAGTTCAACAGCACTTGTTCAAAGACTGAAAGTTCTCTACCAAACAGCACTGTGTATTCAGCATTACCTTCAGAAATAATTGCTGTGGTATTAGTACCAAACAGGAAGTTTACAAATGCTAGACACTCTTCTGGTGTTGATGCTGTTCTATTCTTTAGAATCTTAGCCTTAATGAAAAGACGGTAGGTTTCATCATCTAGAAGGACATTTCCTCCGGTTGGGGAACCATAATCTAAGAACTTAGAACCAATCTGAGGAAGACCAAAATCACCAAAGGTGTCTGCTTTAAGTGCTCCTTGAAAACCAAAGAGGTTAAATAAGTCAGCAGAGATAAGTTCTCGTGGTTGACCTACAATTTCTCCAATGATATCAAGGGTGGCACCAGTTGCCTCATCAATACTACGTTTTTGAATAAGGTCTTTGAATACTTGCTGAATACTGTCTTGTTGGTCGATAAGTAGTTGTAGATATTTATCAAAAACTGTCTTATCTTTAAACTGTTCTGTTACTCTGCCTCTAGCTTCTTCAAGATATTGAGCTTCTGTAAAGGGCGTGATCATATTACCCCCTTAAGATACTGTTATTGAAATATTGACAGAAGAGAATGACGAAATTTCATCGAATGCCACAACAATGTTACCTGTTCCTACGGGGCTTGGTGTTGTACCAATAAACAAACTATTAATCTGATGCCCCGGTACTGTGTTAATGGGGGTGAACATCCGTGAGAAAATCACGTCCTTACCAACACCAAAGTTCTGAGAAGCATAAGCCTGAATAGCCGCTCTGATCTGATCAGCACCATCACTTGGAAAGATTGTGGCGTCTTCTGGGTTAAGGCTCAAAACCATACTGACATAGACTGTTACAGGAGAGGGTCTTTCAAACCCAATATTATGGAGAAAACCTTGGCTGTCTGTAATTGGTACAACTGTGTTCCCTTGGCTTGCAATACCCATAGGTCTGTTCTGCCAAATAGTTTCAGCAATAATTTGACTTGACCCACCAAGAATTACAGGGAGAAAGCTGTGCGGGAGGACACCATTAGCATCTGTTACACTTGTATCATTCTCATAAATAGCAAGCTCCTGCACACCATCCACATTCAATAGTGCGGAATATAAACTGTCTAGGATGTTTGAGCTTCGCTCAAGTTTAGTATTACGGAAACGCAAGCGAAGCTCTTCGTCTGTCTCTACAAGTCTGCCGGGAGAGGCTGCTAGTGGATTCGTTACACTGTCCCAACCAAGTACAGGAGTTACAATCTGTGTAATTGTATTAGCATCTTGGTTAATAGCTCCAACCACTACAGCAACCAATTGACCAATCTTTTTAACTTTGGTGATTGCAAGGTTACTTGTAGTGGAGAATGTGCTTGCTTGAAACACATCAACCATGTCTACAGTGAGCGTGTCACCAACTAGAGAGGCTGTGAGAAGAGGATGGGAGGAATCAATAAGAGCCTTCAGTCCAACAACAATCTCATTAGCTGTAGCAGAAGCATCAGAAGTGAAGCTTATGGTGCTGCTACCAGTAATACCTGCTGTATATGTGATACTGTAAACTGTAGAGTTAGAAACAACGCCTACAACAATAGAAATACCAGCAGACTGAGAAGGAGACAGTGCGACGCTACCACTTACTGAGAACTCATTGTTATCAGCAGAGCGTGCAACACTACCACCAGCAATCAGTGTACCATTATCACCGATGAATAACCCCACTGCTGTACTAGCAGAGGCTGGGAAACGTGCAATACCTCCATACTGTGCAAGGTTGTCAAGAGAGATACCTGTTGCTGAGTTAGGGTCTAGAGCAGACCAGCTTTGTTGGGCCACTTCCCAAAGATCAGCATCGCCGGGAGCATCAAGAGCAATAAGACGACCAAGAGTGGAACTTGTACTTGTATCTACAATCTCACCAGTAGCTACTAAGTCTTGGAACAGTTCTGTTGCTTTCTGTTGCTGCTCTGCTAGGATGTCTTGGAGGCGTTTTAGCGTGAAGCCTTGTTCTGTAATTCCGTAATTCGTTGCCATGGACTGCCCTCAGGCATCCTCCTTAGATTAAGGGGTAATTGTGATTAGCCCAGATTCTTCTCCGGTAGTAACTTTTACACGGAATGACAGGGAATATTTTCTGTTTTCAAAAGTAGATTGAAAGAATGTCAGCTCTTTGACGCCATTTTCCAGTAGGATTTCTCTTTGAAAGATTAGGTCAACGGCAGACTTCTTGACTTTTTTGCCAAGGAAATCCCAGTAGGGGACACCGTAGCTTGTATCAAGGAACCATTCCCCCTCAAAATTCTTAATCCTTATTAGCAACCTTTGTGCTACTACATCTACACGTGTTTGTGTGGTTTGTTCTTTTAATAGTGGCCCATTTACCCACACAATGTCGTGCTCTTCACTAAGAAGCAAATCCATAGTCCACCTCTTTATATTGTAAGTTCTGAACGGCTATAATTATGGGCAAGGACTCTTCTTGTACAATCTCTGTATAACCATCCTTAAGAGGTTTTACTTCTTGCCTGCCAATGGAAAAGTATTGCTTTAGACGCTGCTCGTGCTCTAAGATTAAACTATAAGACTTGTAAGTCCAGACGGAGAGAACTTCTACAGTCATATTGTTGTTCCTAGATAGTTCTTTCATTCTACGCTGTAAGTTACAAGTTACGCCTACTTTATAAAAGGTTTCTTTGCTATTATGTAGCTTAATTAAGTACATAATGTTTTCTAAACTTGGATCAAATCCCCAAGGAGCGCAGCATGGACAACTTGGTTTGTGATAGATTATGGCAGCGACTTGCTTAACAGAGAGCTTTTCACATGTGTTACATTTTACAGTAACCTTAGAGGATTTATTAATCCTAGATGAATATTCAACGGAAAGAAGTTCAAATTCAGAAGCAAGGCAATCACCAATCTTAGTCAAATATTCTTTATTTGTGGGTTGATAATGCCCTGCGCAATAAACACATCCTGAGCCCTTATGAATAAGACTCCCGACTGGGGCTACCCAATCATTATGACAGATACCACAATTCAGGGTAACTCTACTTTTGGTATAGGGCTTCTTTACATCAATGGACTTAAAAGAAAAGTTTTTAACTTCCCCCAGAGCAGAGATTTCCTCTAAATATTCTTGCCCCGTCTTTCTGTAAGACTTACTACATTTACAACTGACAACCCCTAGAAAAACAGAGTTAGCTCTTTGAGAAAATTCGTAGTTACAGTCTTTACATCTAAGTTTCAGATAATGTCTAGTTTGTGGGTTTTCAACATTATCTAATACTAGATACTTTGATCCATATTCTTTATTCTTAGAATTGGGGAAATAATGGTCTAGGGTGTACATTACTTCTCCTTCTTATGCAATAGGTCCACCAGTATTACCGGGACCAGTCTGAACGCCTGTATGTTTGTGTGTAGCAAAGTTGATACCATTGAAAAGCAATGTACCAGCAACAGTATAATTCCCAGTTTGGTTTATATTGCCAATCCAAGTAGTGCCACCACTGATATCAAATGTAGCCGTGGTTGCTGTAACATCTAAGTTTACACAAGCAAGTGTTATATCTTGAGTGGCTGTTACATTAGCACTCTTACAATTAACTTCCACATTGAAGTCAGTATTAACTACTACGTCACCAGAAGGCTTTAGTCTTACTTCACACTCACTGCCTGTTCCAATGTTATTAACTAAAACAACATCCTCTGTAGAGTGTGTCCATGTACGTTTACTTGGGTTATTGATACTCTCACCGGGGGGTTGAATACCGGGGATGAACATAGCATCCCCTTTATCAAACTTAGCGAAATTCAGAGGTGTAGTTGGTCTACCTGAGCTATTCTTCCAAGCATCCAAGTTACGCATACTGAATACAGCAATACCTGTGCTACCTACTTTAATAGGAAATGTAAGACCTGCTGTAGAAGACACAGGAAACGCCACCGGGACACCCAATATAACCGGCCTTTCCTTGATATTCCCATCCTTAAAACGTTGATTCACTGTTGGTTGGATGTCTACCATTGCTCCGTTCAAAGAGTCCCTAACAGCTACTACAATGCAAGGAATTGCAGTATGATGATTTGACATTTGACTTTGGAAAGCAGCAACCAATACTTCTTGAAGGCTCCCCTCACGGTCTGACATAAAGATTCCTCATTTAGCTGTTACCTTCTCAATTGCAGAGCACCTAAAATCTGAATCCCAAGCACCTCCTCGCCAATCTCCGGAATGGCGAATATCAGTAACTTTATACCAACCAGTAATCAAGGTGTCTTCAAGTCTGATAATATCACCGGGAACAATGTCTGGGTTCAACAAGGTCTTGAATTGTATAGACTGAATCTTAGCTTTATCTTTTTTACTTCTACGAATGTCACCAGAGGTTCTGTAGGCGTTGTCCTTTAATCCAGTGTACCTGCTAATAACATAAGCGTCTTCAAACTTCTCAGAGTTACCACGATCATTATCATGGATATAGAGAACATCATCATCAATCTGCCAATCCAAAGCATACTTCTCAGACAACTCGTTGAGCATGTCTTTTGGTGTTCCCTGCAATGGATATCCGTAGATGATTGGACTGTTTAAGTTAACACCATTGAATACACTTCTAGAAACACCTGGAAGAGCTTTACGAATATCTTCAGCTACATCTTTGATTGTTCTACCGGGAGCCACAAGACCAGACATAACCTCATGGTTTAGCTCAGTGTAAGCCCCTCCCATAAGAATCTGTGTAATCCTGTCAGCTCCACTCTTGCGTGTAGTTACATTGGTAACTTGACCAGCAAACAAACGCTTCATTCCGATGTCTCTATATCCTGCACTGAATACCGCTGCTGGATAATCAACATCTAGAAGTTTAAGACTCTCATTTGATAGGTTATATACCTCAATAGAAGCTGAGTTAGTCTTATCTTTGTTACTACTGCTTTTACTTATGTCGAATGTACATTGAAGATCATTAATCTGAAGCCCTTCACCAGAGACTGCATTACCAACGATCAGTTCATACACTCTGTTGATTTGTGGCTGCATGTTATTCCTCTACATAAGTGTAGACTAACGAGTAGTATTGTTTAAGCTTGTCTGGAAACTCTTTGTATGGCTGAGCTTTCAGCTCCCCTTTCTGAATCAACAAGAAGAATCCTGTAAGGTTTGGTAGTGCGTAGTCATACATAATTGGATAGCCTGGAACCAAACCAACCCCTAAGACAATAGGGTTTCTATCAGCATCATAGAGAGACATAAAATACAGTTGAGAGCGTTCGTTATAAACGATTTCAATAATGTAAGAGTTACCTTCTAGTGAAACAGAATATTCATAAATTGGTGAATCGTCTAGCAGGAGGTCTACATAAATGTTAGCCATTAGATTTCTCCCGCTACATTGCGTTCTGGGTCTACATCATTCTGAGCACTGTCTACAGCGCCTGCTTTGCTAGGATCACCGGAAGTTGCTGTATCCTTAGCTGTACTGTCACACTTACCAAGAGACTTCTTAGCAGCAGCTTTCTTCTTAACTGGAGCTTGTACAAGATCAGGGGGAAGAGTTACTTTCTTTAAATTAGCAAAGCGGACTTGCTCAAAGGTGATGTCGCAGAAGAGTGCATAACCAGACTCAGTGTCTTCACGAAAGTTAATAGAAGTGATTACTAAGAAAGAGTTATCATTAGCTGGCAGCTTCTTTACAAGAGTGAGAAATCCATCTGTTTCAAAAAGGTTAACCGGACGAATGATTGCTTCCCATTGACCAGTGATTTGGTTATATCCATCGCCTGACTGGAGGTTTGAAAGGATATCCTGAATCTTTTCAGTGGTATCTCCCTCAAAAATATCTCCACGAATATCATCCATAATAACGTCTGGGAGTGTATCAGGAAGATACTGTCCAACTGCACTAGGGATAAACCTCATCAACAAAGATTGATCAGAACTTCCAACTACAACAGCAGAAGGTGGCATAACTGTGTTGTAAGGTTCATTACCATTACTGTCTGCAAGTAGTGCTGAAGTCGTTGAGATATCAGAACTAGAAATAACAGCAGACATTGTGTAGACAGGATTGTTGTTAATGTAGTGGTCAGTGACATTACCGCCCCCATCGACGGGATGCTTCGTGACTGAACCAGTGAACGAGCGATTCCATGCTGTTACAGCATCTAGATAGAGAAAACCACCAGCTTGTAGTTCATCTGCCTCCCACGAGATAGCAAACATATTATTCTCCTTGTGGGAAAGACAGCATTGTAGTGTCTAGTCTTGTTACAAACATTTTATCTGCTTCTTGTCTTAGCGTAGACATAAGCGTATCTGACAGAGCCTGTGGATCACTGGTGTTAGCATTGATTACAATGGCACCAGAGTTTATGTTCACTTGACTTGAGTTACCACCTCTATAAGCTTGGTCAAAAGCTTGGGCCTTCATCCTATCATTAACCATAGCATCAAACCCTTTAGGGTCATTGTAATAGATGCTATCTTTATTCTGGGTTTCGGCAATCTTAGCAAGTCTGTACTCTTCCCCAAGACGTGATTGCTCGGAGCGATAAGCCATGTGCTCTAATAGCCCTTGTGGAGCTGGAAGATTATTGTAGCTGTTCATTGCCCCATAAGCAGACTCAAGCGGGTTAGCTACATTTGGTCTAAATTCTTGTCCGGCTGCAATGGCTGCAACTTCTTCAGGAGTTTTACCTGACAAACTTGCCTGCATTGCTCTGCCATAGTTAGCAGCAGCATCCACACCTTCTCCGCCGGGGAGTAGTGCGTTGAACATCTTGAATGTGTACTTAAATACATCTGCTACTTTATTAGCAAAAGCAACAATGCTTGGAACTAGCATACCCCAACCATCTAGGATAGTGGAAGTGAGCTTCTTCAGCTCTTTAAATACATCACTCATACTAGAGATGAAGGATTTCAGATTAGCTACAGTCTCAGTGCCCAAAGTATCAGTTACCCAACTATCACGTCCTTCGAAGGCACGCTTGAAAGATTGGGGCAGTAGTGTAGCGAAGGAGACATACTTACTGATTTCATCAAACGTCTTAGCAAGACCTTCTACAATCGGGGTAGACTCTTCCATAGCTACGGCTAGGGACTTGAAGATTCTTGCAAAACCAGACTCTACGCCAGCATTAGACGCTGTGACTGCTTGATTATTTAATGCGTTTTGAAACCTTGCCTGTTCGGCTTGAGATGCTTTGGATGCTGCCTCTAGTCCGGGCTGTGCCATAGTAGATGCACGTTTGCCAGCGTACCCGAGGATATCACCTTTAACCAATCCTTTCTTCATATCAGCACGAAGCTTGGTTACAGCATCTTGTTCTGACATCCGTGTAGAAATCTTACCTTCAGCTAACAACTTATCTTGGTACGCTTGTGCGAACAGTGCGGTTGCACCGGGAAGGCTGTCACCAAACTGGTTTGTCAATTCCTCGGCCTGTAGTTGGTTTTTACCAGCAACATCACCAAGGGCTTTGTAGATACGCTTCATTTGTACAGCACCAAGCTTGTTGGTTCGTCCAAACTCAGAGAAACCTCTGAAAACATCTTGACTGCCTTCTAGTGTACCTCCTGTACCCATTAAACCTGATACAAGTCTATTATAATCTCCAGTAGCATCTAGGTAGTTAAAACCAATCCTATCTGCTTGACCCTTCAACCACTCAAAAGACTGAACACCTTGTTGTTTTGTTCCACCAAACTGCTGCACCACAGCCTGTGTCTGCATCTGTGCGGCAACTACTTCTTGGTTGCGCTTGTTTAAAGCCCCAAGACCATAAGCTCCGCCTGCCAAGGCAATAGCGGGAGCATATCCTCGTGCTGCGATCCCGCCGATACCGCCTGCTGCAACAGCATGGCGGGGTTCAATACGACCTTGACCAGCTTGGTTGACAGAAGCCCTAACATTTATACTACCTTTTGCTTGTCTAGAGGCAATCTGTGTTGCATTTGACATGCTGCGATTAAGGGCTTGCTGGTCAATGCTAAACCGAGAGACTTGAAACACATTTCTTGTACTGGCTATGTCTAGAGCAAGGCCCATAGCAGTATTAAGCTTACGTTGATCGACAGTGAAACTGCTAATGTCAAAGTTGATCTTTAAGTTCTTACCAGCAAGCTTACCGAAATTGCGTAGCTTTTGCTCTAGTCGGTTGAGGGTTGTATCAACCAGAGCTACGCTCTTTTTGTCAACCCTTATCCCCATGGATGCCCAGTAGGATGCGATCATCATAACTTAACACCACCATGTTTCTTGTAGATTTGGATAATTTTATCTAGGTTATAGACGTATGTAGTCTCAGTGTAGCCGTCAGGCATATCTTGTTTAGGTATGATTCCACAGTCTAGGACTTGTTTGCACTCTAGTTCTGCCTTCTTACAAGCTGTTACAGATGGAAACGTGTACACAGCGTGTTGGCATACTTCGTAGGTAGACTGGCGATCTTGAGACTTGATACGTTGTTTACTGTCTCGTGCAATGCCGAATTTAACAGCTACAGTATTGTCAACATCAACGACCAAGTTGATATACGCTTCTTGTTGACGTTGTTTAGAACAAGCACAATGGAGCTGCCCTAGTTGTAGATCACCAGTAAGGGACTCCCCAAGCTGGCCACACTCAGGACAGTTCACACACCAGTATGCCGAGTACCCTTTACTATTTTTCCTCTCACTTCTCCAGAATTTAGTATCTGGGTGAAAGTTTCCAGAGGCAAAGAAAGATGCGATCATAATTGTATCTGGTTTCATTTTGAGCTTTCTAGTTACCTCGGCCTTGCACCCAGGACAACCGTTCCCTACATTAACAAGTCTTGTAATAGTTCCACTAACCCACTCCCCATGCTCATGGCAATGCATCTTGCATTTAGTTTCCTTGCCCAACCACTCTCCTACAAAACCGACAAAGGTTAGGCCAAGGTGCTGGGCGGCTCTCCCGCACATTACTGTAAATTGCTCCTTAGACCATTTAGGTTTGGGGCTGCATCCACAATGGACTTTACCCAACATCAGAGCGCCTTTTGCGCTCTTGAATAGACCCTCTCCGAACAATTCAACATCTCGGGAGCATGTCATGCACTTGGTTATGTAAGATTTGATGCCAGACTTAGTTTTACCTGCATACGCAATAACTTTAAGCTGCTTATTACACCCAAAGGTTGGGGCTGTTGACGACCAATCATCTTGTTGTAAGTCTTTCCCGTTAACCAAGTCTTCTAGGTTCACGCAATTCTCCTGTTCAAATAAACCATTACCTTAACAGGAGAATTTACATCCTGCAACTACTTCTTTTGTTTTGACTCTACTTGTGCCTTATCATATGCAAGTTTTTTAATACTGTCATATACATCAAGTTGTTCAAGCATGTCATAGAGCTGTTTGGTCGAATAGGTTGTCTCGAATAAAGGCAGCATATGTAAGCCCCCAAATTCATGACATACAATGCGATAGATGCGCCAGTCCTGCGAAAACTGTTCCTCTATTTGCTTCTCAACGGGGCTTACAACTCTTGTAGACGGGGCGTCCCCAGTTACTCCTCGCCACCGTCTTCTTGAAAAACTTCACCGAAGTTATACTCAATCACAGCTTGGTATAGGTTACGTAGATGGCCGAAACGGCGGGAAAACTGGATATCAAATGACTTTTCAGTAATCTGAATACCGCCTTTACACACATAAGCGCAAATCACTTGCTTCATCAAAGCAAGGTCTGCCTTACCACTATCAATACTCTCTTGTTGAGCTTCCATGAATTGCAACCCTTTAGTTGCAGGCATGGCAGTAACAAGGTATTCTACATCATCCACTGTGAGCACTTCTTGGGGAAGTGCAACATCATTCATATTAAGCTTACTCATAAATATCTCTCTTTATTTAGTGTTGTAAAAGACTAAGACCATTTCCATGATAATTTTAGTCTTAGGAATTAGGATGGGTTGCTTAAAACAACCCGCACACCTTCATTAGAAGATGTTGTTTATAGCTGTGTTGACTAATCCAGCAGCACTGTTGAAGATACTACTGAAGATGTTAATTGTCTGAGCATTACCACCAACAGTGTAACTACCTGTTGTCTGACAAAAGAGCTTCCATTGCCTGTATTCAAATTCACCTGAATACACAACCTCTGGATACCCTAAGATGTAAGCTTCTCTAGAACTAAATACACTTGTTCCTTTCAAATCAGAAAGCGTTAGCTCAATACGCCCTGTAGCTTTCTGAATGTCTAGCTCGTGAATCCTAGAGAATACATCATTACTCATAGATGTTTGTAGCAAAGGAATTGTGATAGTACAAGATGTGTCAGCATTACGAACACGAGTGTGCTTACCACGAATACCACGAACAGGTTTAAAGGCATCAACACTTCTAGTGATAGAAATACTCTGCCAACCTGTTACAGTGTAACCACCAAAGGTGAGCTGAACTTCTGAAGGCGAATAGGTGTATACTTTAGACATTTAAAATAACCCCAAGCCTGGAAGTGCGGAAGTTGCAATGTTTGTGATATCTTGTAGAAGAGAAGACTCTTCCTCATTGCCTCCCACGTTAATAAGGGCATAAGCAGATTTAATCACCCATACACGACTATCAATAGCATTACTCTTTGTCATACTAGGAATCCCTTCAATCCAAGATTCAGTGGAGAAGAGTAGATCACTACCGCTTTGATCTTTAATTAGAAGAGGAAACTTACCACGTTGGGTAAGCTCATCAAGTTGCCACATCTTAGTTAGGAGGTTATTAGTCTCAGCACCGTTGTGCAGTGTCAGTGTGATGGTATAAGTTTGACTGTTGTTATATTTTCTTGCTACAGTCCCGTCAGGCATTCTGATACTGGAGTAAGGCATTTCATCTTTATCAACAGAGATGAATGTTCCATCTACAAAACCTTCAATTGGGATAAATCCAGCAATCAAGCAATTGACTGATTCTGGGCAGTAATTAAATATTGTTGGCATAAATTCTCCTTAATGAGAGGCTACGTGAGTAGCCTCTATATGAAAGGTGATTATGCCTTCCAGCGATCTTCGGTTACGCCACCCACAGCAGATACTGCTGCTTGGGCTGCTGCGTCAAGCGGGGTATTACCACCAACCTGCATATCGCAGTTAAACATGAAGAATTCCCAAGTGCGCTGTTCGGCATCTGTACCAAAAGAAGCGTCAGGGGTTGTTTGAATAACTGTTTGACTGGAGAAGATAGAAGTTTGACCAGACATATCCTTAATTAAAAGGTTAAAGACCCACGCATTACCATCGTCTTCCTCATCCGCACGTTGCAGGTCTTGAAGAACTTTGTTGCTTTGGGAGAACTGGTGCAAAGTGAAGGATGCTGTTGCAGAACGATTCTTACGCTTAGTCCGACCTCCGGTAAGGTCGGCTCCAATATATGGGGTGCTGGCTGGTACTAGGCGTGTAACCGTAAGGAAACTGCCATCGGCAAAACCTGTTAGGCGGTGAGTAAAGTTACCCTTACTCATTGTGACTACGAGACTCTCGGGACTATAACTTCCGAGTAGGATGTCAGCCATTATTTATATTCCTTACGATTATACAGACAAAAAGCCCGAAATTTGAATGCGGCGGATACTTCCTGCCAGACGAGCGCGGAAAGTAAATACCCCTGCAATACGCTGTGCGCGCATGTTCTCCGGTATGGAGAGGACATCAGGGGTGGAGATTGACCATCCACGAGCAATAAGGCCGTTAGCTTCTGCTTGTGCCAGTACACTGCGAATTTCATTTTCAATGATGAGCAGGCCGGGGTTGTCCATTGCGACTTTAAGTGTGTTGATTAGGCGGAAATACACAGCCTCTTGCAAGCGCGCGTAAAGCCAGTCGAGTCCCACAATTTCCGTTTATGTTCGTGCAAGGTCATTACTCTTACACCGCTTTAGGTTTTCTTGACCATCCGTGATGGCTTCTTTTACACCAGTTTTCAATAACGTGTGGAAGCACATTACCATAATACTTGGCGGCAAAGATTGGACTGTCAAATTCCAAACCTTCTGGAGATACGAATTTATTTTTACTTTTAGAAGAGGTCTTGTGCAGGAACTCCTCATTTCTTTCTGCGTTTTGTGTGACTGATAAACTAAACTGATAAGAGACCTCTTTAGCAGCCTCCACACCCTTAGCTACCATTTTAGTATAATGATCTTGGTTGTCTTTAGCCCAACCTCTCATCTGGGTAGATTTTTCTTCTTTCCACTCATCTGTGTGATTTTGGCCACGCCATGCGTCATTGGCCAACTTAATAATGACGGCATGTTCACCACTCTCAACCCTAGCAACCGCCATTTTACGGGCGTGCTCTCGCTGTGCAGGAGTGTTTGCTAGGAGGCGTATCTTATCCAAAAATCCAGACTCAACATTAGCCCTACCTACAGATGAGAACAAGATTTGCTTGAAGTCTGCATCTTGTGATGTCATTACCCTCCAAGCACATAAGTCTTGCCAACGTGAGTATGCTTTCCATAGTAGCTTGTGAGCAAAGACATGTTGCTTGTATGTCAACCTAATAAGGTTTTCTTTTGAATCATCGCCTCCTGCATGGCGAGGAATAATGTGGTGCTTCTCTGTGTACACACCAACTTCAAACTCTTGATTCTTGTATTTCTCAATAAACGCAAAGTAAAGTTTTTCGTAATTCATAACTTCTCCATAAGCAGCTCATGCTTTCACATGAGACCAGACTATATCTTAACGTACAGCATAACCTGTTTACGTTCTCCCCATTTCGGGTCATTTGACCCTACGGCATTCCTGCCTAGTCGTTGAACCTTCCCTTTCGGGCTTGGCTGCTGATCGTCCAATTTCTGTTGTTTTTGAACATTCACGCTTAAACCAGTTTACACAGGTTTTACGTTGTAGTCTACAGAACTTCAGGATATTCCAGCAATTAAAGGAGTTTTCACTAAACCATTTCTGATTTAGGCGACTTGTTTCAAATCGATTGGCGAACCACCGAGAGTATCACCGTCTTGGAAGATATCTACACCGGCAACTCGGGTGTACATGTTGCACTTCTTAGCACGAAGATTGGTGCGAGCAGTGTCATTGATCAAAGAACGAGTTACACCAACTGCACGCTTCTTATCCCAGTCGTTACTACCCGGAACATAAGCAAGCTGAGCACCAATCCAAGCTGCTTCAGGAAACTCTGTATCAGCAGTAGGAAGATACACACCGAAAGTACGGTCTGCTTTCTTAGCACTAAGCTTGTAAGCAATGTCAGTAGTACCAGTAGTGATGACTACAGGGTCAGCAGACGAAGTGCCCATAATCTTACGCTCAGCCTGAATAATGTCACTCATGGCTTCTACAATAGAGGCATCGTGAGTATCCAGTACCAGAGCATACCAAGTGCTGTTCTCATCACTTACAGCAATCTTAGCTTCTGGGTAAGTCTCAGTAGCAGTGTCAACCAAAGCAAGCAGCGAGGAAGCCTTTACAGACCACTTACTACCCGGAACAGTTGGAGCCAGAGTGAACGTACCAGCAAGGTTATCAGTGAAAGTGATACCAGTTACAGGAGCAGCAGTGAAAGCTGCTTTCAAGCCAGTCACAATCTCAGTAGCTGTTGCAGAAGCATCAGAAGTGAAACTATAAGTGGTAGGAGTAATCGAACTAGGGCCAGCGATGGTCAGGGTGTAAGTGGTGCTGTTAGTTACAGTAGCAACCGAACCTGCAACGCTAGCAACTTGACGACGACCAACAACAATACTTGGTGGTTTAGCACCAACAGTAGTTTGACCGAAGAGTTGACGTGCAATGGTGTGTACTTTACTACCCGGTGCAAAGTCATCTTCAACTGCGTCCATATCTGTGTAGACACGAGAACGATCAGCAAAGTTTGTGAATGTAGCGAGTACAAGGGGAATCTGGAATGATGCAGTTTCTACAGGAGTAGAAGACCGTGTAAGTTGGATTTCTACAATCCGGTCAAGCTCTGCCATGTGGCTTACCTCTGGTTATGGGTTTATTACTAGGTTTTTAGGTACTGTGAAACTGTCTTGCAGGATATCGTTATATGTCCCTTGAACAGTAATACCCTCAACAATCCCCACCTCTTGCTTAGTGGTAACATGGTAGGAGAAGGTTAAATCTAAATTGTGATACTCAACCCAAGTAGTATCTCGTTTCTGAGGAGCACGTCTTACTTGACTCTTCCTCATAAAACCGAGCTTATTCTTTGCAGTCTCTTCTAGCACTACAGGGTTGTTGTTAATTCTTTGGTAAAAACTATAAGCCATTTCACCAGACTGGCTACCAACAAAACTCAGTTGTACATTCACTTCATATGCGGCAGTGACACTAAGGTCATATACTAATCCGTTAGCTTTTGCTAATCCGCTACTCTGATGATGTCCAACTTGTTCAACACTCAAGATGTTTACAACCACATAAGACCCTGCTGGCTCTGTCCCGTTTGCGTGGGAATAGATGACCAGAGGTGTAGTAAATTCATCTAGAGCTTTTAAAGCTACGTTGCGAATAGAAGTACGAACAGAAGTGAAGATATTCATCCTGCACTTACCTCCATACGAGCAGCCATAGCACGAAAATGATTGAGGATGCCCATGCTGTACTCTTTCACTTTCATTACTTTGTAGCGATCACCTTTGTAGACAAACTCGTCTGCCACTGTACCTGAGACACCCGGCTTAGCAGCAAGTAGGTCTTCAGCACAATAGAGCTTATACCACTCTCTAGCTCTTTCAGCTTCAGGAAGCAACAACAACTCTTCATCTTTTAAAGGTTGAATGTTAACTTCTCTAATCACTGTAGTTGCGACAGCAGCAACCCACTCACCATTTACATAACTACCTTGTGTGGCAGTACGATAGATAGTAAGAGGAATCTTCTTAGTGAGAAGGAATTGTGGTTTTAGCATTATGTCCCTCTCCGTTCTACTTTAGCTGTTACATTATCAATCAGTTGCCCGGTTTCATGTAGAGGATCATCAAAACCTTTCTCAGCAATGGTGTAAGGAGCGTTACCGGGAGTATCCCAGTCGATCATTACGTTCTTTAAAGTCTTCTCAAAACTCTTACCTTCTTTGTGTAGGGCTTTAAATGTATCTCTACCCATAGCAACCTCAGTAACAATTCTTTTGAAACTCTCTTTGTTCTCACCACCAAGAAAGACAGCCTTTAAGCCTTCTCGCATGAAAGGTCTAGGAGGAATACCAGAGCCATTACCCTGACCACCTTCAGTACCTTCTTCTTGCCACTGAGCTACTTGAGCCATCTGGAGATTGGCGTTTTCAGGACTATATTGATGCTCTTCAAACCACCCCAAGTGTGATTCAACTCTCTCAGCTTTAGCAAAGGACTTCTTTAGATTGTTCCAAACCTTCTTGTCTACAGTAAGTTTCATAGACATTTATTAACACCCGCAAGAAGTATCTACTGTAAAACCACCAGAGATAATTGGAGTGTCGCATACTTTAATCTGTGTAAGAGGGCTACGAACATTATCAGGATTAGCATTGTTGGCACACATATCTGCCCAACTAATACCAGAAGCATAAGGCATCAAACCATTAGGAATACTAGCAGAGCTAGAGTCATTGATTAGATTCTCAAGTGCTTTAAGATATTGAGTGGACAGGTTGCTCCACACCTCGATATCACCGACCCTTTCGCGCGATGTCCAACCAGCAAGTTGCATAGAGGCTGCAATAGCTGCCATACGTGAAGCTTGTCTTACATTCCCACCATTCAAGTCTAGAAACTGTTGAATCTCTTCGTCAGTAAATAGCTGGTAGAAGGGTGAAGTTGGGATATCACCGATCAATAATCGAACGGTTTCAATGTCTGTTAAAGCCATAGGGACTCCTGTGTATTATCCATGTGGAGCACATCACAACAGAATACCTCGGTGTTTCCACCATTACTTAGGACTTTATCTTTTGTAACAAACTCTTTAAAAGCTTTAAGCAAGGATTGCTCTGCCTCCCAAGCAATTAACGGGGAGTCATAGACTTCTTCATATAAACAAGTAATCTTTTTACCATCTTTACCGGCAAAGCGTCTTGAAACTCCCCGTTGAGTAAGCCCTACTTTGTAATAGTTTCTACCTTCATGCAGAATTTTTACATAGTAAAGGGTTATCTGAGAATCTCTAAACTTTCCATAATCTACACACTGACGACAGCCTGAGCCTTTTAGGAGATTGCCTGGGTGGGACATGATTATGTGACCAACAGGACAAATCACCTGAACATTAGTGTGAGCATTCTTGTAACTGCCTATGAGTGTCATGGGACTTTTTGCATCAACCATTCCCTTGATAAACTCTTCTTGAGTTTTACTTCTACGTTTACCCTGGGCGGCATACGAACACGTAGGACAAGGAGTCATGTCGTTCAATATATGACTAGGGGATGTGCGCCACCTGTGCCCTAAATGACAGATAAATGTCAGTTTATCTTTACCAGTTGTATACAAACCTTCTACTCGTAGGTCAGGTCTTTTAACTTTGAACTCTTCCATGAATTGTTCATGAGTCTTTTTATTCCACGACATAGTATCCTCCATAATAGGGCAACAGTTGTTGCCCTATTAGATCGCAGGATTAGTTAGAGCTAAAGGCTCTGCAAATTACTTGTGGCCGCCGAACCAGGTTGATGAAGTTCGACTCAGACTGCAACTGGATTTCAGTGTTGGTCTGGTTCATGAACTCAAACATGTAAGCTTCAACGCCAATGCTGTTGACAGTATCAAAACGCAGAGCAGGGCCGAAGTAGGTTTTGAATACGTCTTGAGTGCCCATCGGGAAGAAGTAAGCATCGCCAGCAGGGATGAATGCAACACCATCTGGAGCAGTAGCACGATATTCAATGTAACGAACAGCGCCCAGAACGAACTCACGATCCAAGCCACCAGCAGTACCGAAGCCACGACCAGCAAGACGCAGAGGCTCTTGAGTGGAGCTGTAATACTTGTAAGCGTCCTTAACACCAGCTTGGGTGATCAGCTTACTGAAGAACGAAGGGGAGCACAGAGCAACAACTTCATTTACAATGTCACCAGTGTTCAGGTTGTCCTGAATGTGGGCAATGATTTCTTCTTGCTTCAACAGCACTTCAGTGGTGCCAGTACCCAGAACGAAGTCAACCTCTTTACGAACAACACCGAAGTCGGTATAGAAGTTGCCAGCAATGGTGCCGTTAGGAGCGTAGATGGCGCCAGTGGTCAGGGTCTTAACACGAGCCACTTCCAGAGTCTGAGCGTGCATACGACGAATACGCTCAAGCTTACGGGCACGTACTTGATCCAATACTTCAGGGACACCAGTACCACTACCACCGTAGGCAGCTTTACCTTGGATGTCACGAGGACTGATTGCATCGTCCAGCGGGAAGTGAGGGATCGAATATGCACGGATTTTACGGGTGTAGTCTTTCGATACGTTGTTGCGCTCGCCACGAGGACGGTCGCCAATCAAACCAATGTTTTGGTTGATTTCTTCAAACGATACAGTTTCAGTAGCAACGCCTTCAACATCGAACAGACCCATTTGCTGAATCTTACCGTACATGTTAGGAACAACAAGCAGCTCCTCAGTCCAGTCACTAATTTTAAACGGGTTAGCCAAATCGCGGATGATCAATTTTATATTCCTTATATCTTAGTTAGTAGTGAGGACGTTGATACCAACAGCTTCCAGGGAAGCGTATACAGCATCTTTTTTGGCATCGTTATCGTAGGTAGCGTCAAGTACCAAAGCACCTTTACTAATTTCGGCTGGGCCTTTTTCCAACACAACAATTTTGGTATCAGTAGCAGCGGCAATACTATGGTCAGCAATAACCAGAGCAGCAGCAACTTTGGAGCCGTCTACAGCAGTCTCAACAGCGATCTTATATTTACCAGTAGCAGTAACTTTCCCGAGCACAGTACCAACAGCGTAGGTCTTGATGGCAGCTTCGTTTACGGTTACTTCTTTACGGCAGTAGCCGGTTTCTGGCCACAGCTCGTGCTTAACCAGATTCGAAAACCGGCTAGTATCTTGGGCAACAATAGTCATTATTTATTTTCCTTATTTAGCAAATTTGGCTTTGAGCAGGGCAGCAGTGCCATTCTCTTCTTCAACTTCTACATCCGAACTTTTGCTCTTTTGAACAAACAAATCAGAATCTTCTACAACAGCATCTTTAGCAGCCAGAGCTTTGATCACAGTGTCAAACGCCTCATCAGGCAATGCTTCAAGAGACTTAAACAACTCTTCAGCTTTAGCTGCATCTTTCTCAACAGAAGCGATGGCTTCTTGACGAGCTTTGACAACAGCTTCTTTCTTCTCAGCTTTAAAGGCTTCTACTTGACTCAGGGCTTTCTGAAGTTCTACTTCTTTCTCAGCAACTTGAGCTTTCAGGATAGTTTCGGCTGCCAAGACGGCCTTTTGGATTTCTTCTTGCAAAGCAAGTACCTCTTTTTCTTTTAGTAAGGTTTGAGCTTCAAACATCTTAACTAGATGCTCTTTAGTCTCATCATTATGAAGGGCTTTAGTTACAAGACTGTATACTCCTTCTTCCAGCTTTTCTTCAGCATCTTCTGACAGAAGCATTTTTCCGCTAGTTGGTTCATAAGTAATAACCATCTTTGCAGGTTCGGCTAAATCATCTAGGACAATTTCACCACTTTGTAGAGAGTAGTTTGCAGTAAACAATCCACCCTCATTACAGAAGATAACAACGGAGTCGCTGAAGTCTTCTACATAAAGCCACTTATCTTCATCACCGTACTTCTCTTTAACAGCATCCTGCAACGAGGCACGAATCTGAGAATAAAAGGCAGCCTTATTAATACCCAAAACCTCAAGAGCTTTGGTAACATCTTCGGTAAGTTCTACACCACTCTTCATCAGCAAACTGACAGAGCGATTGTTAGCACTAAACCCTTGTGCTTCGTGACAGAGGGCCAAGTGTGGGGAACGCTTGCCATCTTTATCTTTAATAACGAGTGACATTAGTCCTCTCCATCAAACTTAACATTTGTAATTTCACCAGTAGTTTGATTAATGGTGCCAACTGCGCCAATACTCACGCCACCAACTACGCCAGATTTCTTCAACTGCCAAAGATCGGCATCGTTGTATCGAATCTTAGCAACCCATGTACCAGCTTTGATAATCTCATCTGTTTGAATAACTTTTACATCCAGCTCTTTCTGAATCCATGTAGACTCAATAGTGAATGCTTCAGTGTCTTTGAGATGGAAAAGGTTGGGCTGAACAACACCTTTCTCAAGGTTTTTATTGAAGTTCTCCATAGCCTTTTCAATAGTCTTATCACTCATCCATTCACCATGAGCGTCTTTTGTAAAAGGCTCGTAGATCACTTCGTAGCTGACCATCTCTTCATCAAGAGTTTCTGGCTTCTGTTCTTGTGTTGTAGAGCCTACGGCTTTCTCTAGAAATTCGGAGAAGGCTTCAAGCAATTTGTTTTTCAATTCCATTAGTTCTCCGAGTTACCTGTTGACTTGTCACCACCGCCTGTAGCTTTACCAGTTCCAGACCCAAGACCTTCTTGCATACCTTCGCCTGCATTTGAGGTGAAGCCTGTAAGACTTTCACGAGCTTCTTCTACACTGATAGTGGTATCGGTGAATGGAAGTGGCATATTCGCCTGTCCCGCGATCCAGTTAACGGTGTTGGGGTCTTGGCTCAGCAAACCTGCTGCACCTACGCGCTGAATAAAGCTAGACAGAACATCAAGGTCTGGGCTAACAAGGTCGCCAAAGGTGAACTCTGGGGTGATTGAAGTATCCCAACCATTTAGTGCCCACAACTGAGGAATAAGATCGTGGTTCAACTGATCTTGAATCTCAATCAACTTAGATTCAATAGCCATGTTGGAGATGCTTTGCAAACTCTCAGCAAGACTGAAAGAGCCGCCACCACCTTGACCAAGAATAAGTTGAGAAGCCATCAATGCAGAAATGATTTCATTCTTATAAGAAGCAATGATTGCTGTAGTATCGAAAGCCTTTTGTCCTGTTCGTTTTGTTCAATAAGGTTCGTTAATCCTCACCCGTCCCACAGGCTTCACTAGGGACTGCTGCATGTTTCCATGCAGACCAGACTATATCACGCTCCCAGCACTCTGGAGCCATACCATTTCGCCTCACTTGAGGCTACGCCTTTCGGCTAGTCGTTGCACCTTCGACAGCGGTACTCAAATTAGAATTTAAAGTTTTGTGATACCTTTGTATGACATTTGCGGAATTTGATATTAGAGACTACATCAGTTGTCACTTTATCATTCAGCGCAAGCTTAGCAATATCTTTTACTTTTAAACCTTCTTCAAGCTTTCTACATATCCATTCAACAGTATCAGAGGAAATGTACTCCCTCTTCTTTGTTGCAAACTGGTATTCGTCAGACACATGGCTCCATGAGTCCTTGTTGTAGATATGTTTTATAAACTCATAGGAAAGGTGGTTAAGCCTTTTATGAATATCACATAATCTCATACCATCTTGCAACATTTCACATACTCTACGAACTTCACTTTCTTCCTTTGAGTTCCAACGATCTTCACCTCTCGGTATCAGACCTGACTCAACTGCATGAGTGCAATTCTCTTGGTTTGTTGTCCACTCCAGATTTTCAACCCTATTATCAGTTTTTATACCGTTAATGTGGTTGACGTAACCCTTCTTGTCAGGGTTTGGAATAAACTGCTCAGCAACCCATCTGTGGGTTGGTTGAAGCTTGCTAGTTCCATCATAAAAATAAACACGTACCATATAGTACCCGTTCATTCCGAGTGAACCTATCTCAGAACCATTTCTGTATGCTAAACCATCTTTGGAAACGTAGTAACCTTTTGAATCTTTTATATAGTGCATTGTGGCCTCCTTACTGTAAGTATTCGGGAGTACCGCTGTCGCTTGGCTCAGGATTTTCCAATCCTTGACATTTTTACCTTACCGCTGTGATTAGCAGCGCCACTCAATGTATCACTACAATGGTTTGGTAGTCAAGGCTCTAAGGAGTTTCCCTGAATTAAATATGTTTTCAGCAAGCCTTCCGACCTACTGCCGCTAAATTAACGGAGATAACATCAAACTTGAAGTATTGCTCTCCTTGGTCATCCAACACTTGAGGAAGAATGAGGCCAGACTGTTCATTCATGTGAAGGTTACGCATAATACGTTGGTAGTAAGCGTAAACTTCCTTATCTTCTGGACTAGCATCTTCAGCCATATAACGTGGTGGGATGTATAACACCTTCAAACCACGAACATCACTACTAACACCAGTTGCTTGAAACTCTTCCAAGTTAGTCTTGTACTTCCAAGCCATGTAGACAGACTTGAGTGGACTTTCGCCTTCAGGATTATCTTTAAGCGGGTTGTTACGAATCAGCATGAATTTCTTACGGCGGATAAGCTCTTCTCTCCAAGAGGAAGTCATTACACCACGTTTACCATTAGGCTCCACAGCGTACTGATTCAAACCAGCTAAGGTTCTACCACCTTCTTCCCATTCCCAGCTACTAACTGTGTCTTGTGCAATAAGAGGAAGAGACTTAAGACCTACAAGTCCATCATCAAACTTACTACCATTCTTCTTATACCGCTTACGATATACTTTCTCAACAGGAGCAAAACCAAACCTGTTGAATGAAGTAGCTTGACGAATGAAGCTACCCCAGCTATGATCCATGTCATTCATTACTTGACGAAGGAACTCAGCTTTGTCTTTCAATTGTTCTTCATATCCCTCTGGAATCTTTACACTCCAAGGGACACGAGCAATAGCCATTTCTACAAGGTTGAGAGCAGGAGCAATAGTTGCATCCTTTGCCATCTTCTTGTATGTTTGCATACACATTGGCCAACGTAGTTCAGAGTTGCACTCTTCTACGATAGTCCCTGCTGCTGTCCACAAACCATTAAAACTGCTTTGCCCAAGCTTTAGACGAGGGATAGGAACATCCCCTTGCGTCAAAGCCTCTACATTTGGTTGCATAGAGGCGTCTGATTCAGGCATACATCACGCCTCCTTACATATTGTTGAATGGGTTTGAAACTGATAAGTCTGTTGATTTAAGGCCGGACATAAAGTTTGGTATTTGGAATTTTTGAGCTAAGAACAAATAGGCAAGCGAACAGCAATCGACGACATCATCGTGGCCTGCTTCCCCTGACTTTCTTGTCCCGTCGAAGTTCTCTAACTCCTTATAAAAGAAGTCATTATTGTTAACAATCTTATTCCAAAGGTCATTACCACAGTTACGGACGATCTTAACAAAACCTAATTCTGCACTGGCAGCAAACGGCCTAAAGGCATCAAGCTTACCTGCTGATGATCGTCTTGTTTTGCAGATGTAACCAGACTCTACAACATCCTTTGCCAACAATTTAATTGCTGCTTTGGCTGCGGGGTTAGGGTCTTCACCAAGGATAATCTCAGTATTAGGCCCATCACGTCTTGCATTATCTAGGATATGATCTAACCACTGACCAAATGTAATCCGCGTCCTTACAACATCAAGGATTACATAGTCACCATTCTTTTTCTTTCCCATCCTTACAGATGCAAAATAATCGGGGCTGCGGTTACCATCATGAGGTAATGTACCAGCTACGTCATAACTGCGTACAATCTTAACAAACTCCGAGTTATCTGGTGGATGACTCAACTCTTCGCATGTGTTTCTATCCCAATATGACGAGTTCTCTGGCTTTGCAAACCAGTTGCCATGTAGGAGTCGTTCACGCTCAAGTCTTGGGAGAGCTTGAAGATTTGATTTATAGAGTTTGTTTGAGCGAAGAAGCGGAGGATTGTCATCAATGGTGCCAAAAAGACCCATGAAGCTAATAGGCTTTACTTGATCGTCATGGTCTGAGGATAAATCCGGGTCACCGTACTTATCAATAAGCTCTTGAGCAGTATCACCCCATACAACTTCACCGTTAATACGGAGGAGGTATCTAACCTTACCATTCTTCTCTGGATCAGGGCGACCAGCTAAAGGGTGTCCTTCTTCATACAAGTACCACATGGCGTATTTCAGAACCCAACTTGAATTATCTGGGTTACACGACCACCACATAGAATGTGTATTCTTGGCGTTAGAGCGAAGACGTGACCATAACCACCAGAGCTGATCTTCGTTATCAGCATGGGTAACTTCATCATAGAAAATATTTGATATCTGAATCATTATGTTCAAGAGTGCTCGCTAAGCAATCCCCGCCGAAGCTGCTATATGTTTTCCATATAGGTCAGACTATATATCCATCCGTTTAGGATGCTTACCGTTTCGCTTCGCTTGAAGCTACTGGGAGTTTCACCCATAGTCGTTTGGCATTTACATCTTTATGATGATTTAGCACAGGATTGCCCTCGTCTTTACGTTAGGGGTTTCCCTGTTTAGGTAAGTTACGGAGTAATGTTACCACTACCCTAGGCAATCAGTTTACCTTGATACTTCTTGGCTGCTGTGTCATTTTCGTAGTGGGAAAAGGAAATCTCAGCGCCGGACTCAAAGATCAATTTCTGATCTTTCATTTTCACTTTCAACCTAGGGTCATATTGAGAGTAGAGTGCAACAGCCTCCCAAAACAGACCACCTGAAGCCATAATCGCACTGGAGTTTTTACGAATACAATAAGCTTTGTAGTTTGGATCATGGACAAATCTTAAATGTCTCATTAAGCCCACATAGCTCTTCGAACTGCCAGCGGCGCCCCCCACTAGAATAATCTGGGCATCGCTATTGAGGTATTTTTCTTGGAAGGGACTAGCCGGCCCAATGACCGGCTGTTCCTCCACTGTTGTTTTATTCTTTTGTCCAGCCATAATATTTTAACTCTCCTTCTTCTCTGGCTTTACAAGCATCCTCGAAAGAAACATTGTACGCTAGTATAACTTTCTCTTTGTAGTGGGAGATGATTGCTTGCCAGTTTCCATTCTTGAGTTGGAAGACACCTGTTCTACCTGAAGTATTGTTGGTATTCATTCTGCGGTTGTAGGCTTGAATAGTAAGGTCGGCCCAACGACAGTTTTCCTTGAAGTATCCTAAGTTACAATCAATACGGTCTAAGCTTGTACCTTCTGGTCTTTCTCCCATGTCAGCAAAGAAGTTTTCAAAGGACTCTTTCCACTCAGGGCAAACTTCAATACCACGATCTTGATAGTAATCTTTCTCTCTGTAAGATTCTGCGTAGCAGCGTTCCTTCATCTTCAACCAAGATTTATATGTTGCACTTCGGGTCATACCGTGCTTTGTTTGAAGAGCTGAAATAACCTCACTCTTGTAGCAACCACAACTAGGAACATCGGTCGTATGCAGGTAGCTTCTACGCATTTCTATAGAATTACCACAATCACAAAGACAGTCCCACATAGAAATCTGCTGATCGTCGGCAAGTCTCAACCAGCGTGTGAAATTTACAACTGTGAGACGACCAAACTTTTGTCCATTTAATTTTTCAGGAATCCATTCACCAGAACGAACCTTCTCCCAATATTTATTTACATTCTGCCTTTTCTCACAACCGCAAGAAGTAGTATGACCTTCTTTCTTTAGGTTTGATCCCATCGCTACAAACTCATTACCACACTCACAAGAACAAAGCCACTTAGACTTTCTTTGACCAGACGGCTGTATGTGCCAACTATCAAAACTAAGTACTGTTACTTTGCCTGTTTTAAATCCTGTATAATCTACAAAACCTTTTGGCTTACTTTCTTCTTTCATTACACACTCCAAATAAAAGGAGTGCCCCAACCTGCGTAGCCGTCAAGACAACTCTGTAGCAGGAATTACGGGATCACAAACTATAAAACCTTCAGCACCTTTTGTGCCTTCAATCCGTGTAGTATAAGCGACAAACGCTTATCTGTCAAGAGGATAACTACCTTATCCTGCATTATTTGTAATCTTTTAGGACTATTTATAGTAGACTGTTTTCAAATATCTTATTGAAGCGTCCTATATTTCAAAGACGCTTTGTAAAACATTTACACTATTAGAATGTCCTGCTGGACAAGTGACCTTCATACCATGTATTTTTACTTGAGAACTTACTGGTAACAGTTCCACTGTTTGTAGTTCTGAATAGGAATACGCTGTTTGGTGCGAGTACTCGTTCAAGACCCGGAGAACTACCTGCTGCGTCTGTAGTTTGAACAGCCTGTCCTGTCTGTGGCAAGTTACCAAGAAGTCTATACGTTGGACTAATTTGTGTGCCAACCGCTGTCACTGTAGGGGAACCAAGAATAACAGCAGCCCCTGCTACGGGGTTAATAGTGGACAAGTTATAGTATGGAACAGGAGTACCACCTGTATAAGTTGGATTCCTATAAACTGTTGCAGAGATTTCATTACCCGTGAAACTGAACAGACGCTCTTTAATTAATACCGGATTATCACCAGTTAAGATAATAAAGTCTCTGTTTGTTCCAGCAGTGAAAGCGGCGTCATAAGTAGCAAGCTCATACTGTACTCCATTCTTACAGTTGGCTTCTGTAAAACTTTGAGTTGTAATAGCCTCAAGTCCAACCATGACACGAGGATTTAACATCTCACTAGGGCAGATTAGACCATCCATTGTTTGTACAACAATAGGACCAGAGTCACCCATAACCCACACAGGGTCATCCTCTCCTACAAACAACAAACTCTTCCCAATGAATAGAGGGAAGGCATCAGCAGTTGCAAGAGGTTGTGTTGCAGATTGAACAACAAAGACAGGATCAGATGTGTTGTTTGTAACAACCAGAGCTGAAGATGGGGCATACCCAGAAAGCGTATTTAGATTGTGGAATTGTGTGGAGGATGGTAGACTTACAATCTTCATTGCTTTTCCCTTATGGTTATTCTATTGGGAAGGGTGTGATAAACAAGTTATCACTAAGAATTAGTAGCCCTGCATGTACATCCGGGCATCAGATGTAGGAGGTTGCAAGACAAGCTTGCTGTTCAGCGAGGTAAACAACTGAACGTGGTGACATGCTCACCGATGAAGTCTTTAATGATTGTTAATTTATTAACGTGAATATTTACGAAGGATTGTTTGTAGCAAGAACAAAAGGGCCATTGCGGATTCCTTTGGTTTAACATAAAGTGGAGCCAATATCCGGGTTCAAACCGAAACCTCTAGAGTACAAAACTAGAATGCTATCTATTAACACCATACTGGCAAGTTGTTGGGTCGCCACACTGTCCGTGCTCCCAACCAACGAGGCAAAACCCTCGCTCTCTCCTCCTAGCACTAACCCCGAAGGGTAATATACGATAACAAAGGCTTGCAATCACCTGGCTTGTTAAAGACCTACATAACACCCAGCTCCATACTATGGGTCATCCCATAGTTGCTGTATCTCTGTAGGATTTCAGGACGTAAGTCCGACTCATTTAAGGCTGAGCTACACCGAATTGATGCTTAGGTAGCGATCACACCTTATAGCAGCCTACCGCCAGATAGGCTTTACTTCACATTAGGCAAAATGGAAGTTACCAGACCGAAGCCTAGTTTGAATTACCTGCTTGATTTAACAAGTACGGCCAAGTTCTCCCAACCTTCTCAGGTAAATAGTTTGTGTGGGTGGTGCATCTCCACCTTCCGACCTAGGCCCACCAGCTATCGGAGCCTTCCTCCTAGAACCACTCGCAACGTGGTATTCACACAAATTCTTTGTATTAGTCACCCTTAATAGGAATGACCTTGGTACTAAATCGTGCTTGTGTTGGAAGAGGGTCAGGCTTCACTTCATCTTTGAAGTCATCTTCATCGCCTTCTTGCTTTCCATAAACAATATCCAATAGCTCCAAATTACGATCTACAATCAGCTTCACTGCTGTAAGCTGTGTATTGGAACTGACTGTTTTACTATCCAAAGGTTCATCAAGGATTTCTTCAGCTTTACGCAATGCTTTATCAAGCAGAGGGTGAAAGCGTTTTAGAACATCTTTGTATTTGCTTTGTGGAGATGGAATCTTATTCTTGGCACCTGCTGGTCTGCCGGCAGGACGCTTTTCTGTTTGTTCTGTCATAAATTTATTTCCTCGGCATTACGGGCACCGGCCCGCCCACACCTTCTGATCAGTCCAACCACTATACCATACTTTAAACCAAAGTCAAGTCTTTTTAATCAATTTCATTAGAAATTTCCCGATAAAGGGTATTTTTCACTGTTATTGACTCAAAAGCATACTCAAATTTAAAGTCTGGGTTATTATCTGGAAGAAAATCAATGTCAAAATCTTCTTCCCATTTCATTACTAAATTGCTATAATCTTCATTCATCTTTAGATGTTCCTTTTCTCTTTTTACGTTTCTTATCTGCTATCTTCTCCCATTCTTCTGGAAGCTTAGCCGACTTCTCCAAGTTACAGGTAGGACATAGTAGTTGTAGATTATCTGGCCAATTGCTGCCACCTTTTGATAATGGCATGATATGGTCAATGTGGTAAGACGTTAACATTAGGTCTGCAAGGCATCCTGTGCATAGTCCTGTTTGAGTTACAAAGATACGATAGACATCATCTGATGTGAATGTGCCATCTGCATTAAGTATCCTAGCCCTTCGTGCATGGGAAGCAGCCTTAACTGTTGCGTTATTCTCTTGAACCCTTTCTTTAGCTTTCTCTTTGTAGCACTGTACACATCCGCCGCTCTTCGTAATCTTCTTACTGAAGTGACCCCGTTCATCACAAGCTACATTGTCATAGTAAAACTTCTCATCTAGGTATTTCGCTTGACTTCTAGTTTTGGGAAGTATTGACAGCTCCATTTCTAAGAGTCTGAAAGACTCTGGGCTGTCTGGGGAGGCAGTAGATGACAAATACGCTAGAACATCTTTTGCGTACAGCATCTTCTCCTGAGCAGTTTGCTTCTTCACTAGACGCTCTTCTGCTTTAGCACCACGATCCTCTAAGAACTTCTCATTTCTTTCCTGAATACATTCTGTACAACCACCTGTGCTAACAACCCTATCTGCTATATGCCCGTTCTTACAAATCTCACCCATAAAGTAATAGGCAAGATTATTCTTTCTCGCTTCACTTCTTTCTATAAATTCCACAAACAAGCCCACATAAATTATTGTGAGCAAGAAGTTTACCACACTTTTTATGGATGTCAAGTGTTTAATAGGTTTTGACTATTTATTTTCAATTTGATCTAAAATATTTTGTCGGTAAAGGTAATAATCCTTCACACCATCAATGCCTTCACCATAACCTACTGAGCATCTACGGCCACCACCTGAAACAATATACTCGCTCAACTCTCTACGAGAAACACTCTCTGCCCACAATAACCCTTCAAACCACTCACTCTTCTTGTACTTACGCTTAAACCATTTCATTTCTCATTCTCCAATGCCCACTCCAGATACAGAAT